TGTCTAAGAAGCCCGTAACCCACGAGCGACAGACAAGCTGGGACAGGCCAACGACAGTAACAGAGGCAAAACATCCAAGCTCGTCAAGACCGCCGTACGCTGCGTGACGAACAAAAACGTCACCAGTTGGGTCAACGTCTGCATAAACGTCAACATAGACAGCGCCTTTCGACAGTACCGACATTCGCGTTTTGTCCAAATAACCCGGAGCAAGTCCGTCTTGCGCGTTTTCCATTGCGTGAGATTGTAGAGCAACCCCGCTATTGGCTTTGATTGAAGTAATGTCGCCGGCCGCGCCCGGTAACTTACCTTGTAGTTCCTTGTTCGTTCCTAGTGCAACGAAACGACCGAAACCAACTCGACCCTCGGCCGCCAAAGTAAGTACGTTTTCAGCTTTTAGTAGCGCGTACTTTTGGCCAACCAGAGCAACACCTTGTTCTTTTACAGTTGTTTGAGACATTTCTCTAACTCCTTTCTGTGGTTTATAAAATCAAAAAATTACTCTTTAGAACGGCCCGCGCCAACTAATGAGTCGTTTCTATCTTTTTCCATGTTAATGCGACGTTTTTCTTCAGGGGAAACATAAGTTTCGCCGTCTTCGTCTTTATTCTCGCGACCTTCAGAAACTTTTTTTCCGAGCGCTTCTTTAGACTTCTCAACTTCGCCAAGATTCTCAACAATATGGTCGTAGCGAGCATTTACATAAGACTCTTCTTTAAGCTTCTCTTCGTCCACTTTAGGAGAGTCGGCTTTAATTACGGCTTTCTTGATTTCCATGTTTTCCATAGAATCAAGCTTTTCGATTTCTTCTTTTGAAAGAATCATTTTAGCCGAATCAATTACTGCGATTCTTTCTTTAACCATAGCGTCTAGCTTCTCTTTAGAAACTTCGGCCGCCGGCTTTTTAGCTAGGTCACTCTCTAGAGAGTCAACTTTAGCAACTAGACCAGTCTTTTCAGTCTTAACGGCTTCTAGAGAAGCTGTCGCCTCGTCAAGCTTGCCTTTAGTTTCAGTAAGTACGGTTTCAGATTCGACCTTGCTCTTCTCAAGACGTGTCATTTCGTCTTTAATTGCAACGCCAGCTTCCTCGCTAACTTCAAATTCTTTTTCACCAATTTTAAGCTTCATAGTCTTAACTCCTAGTTCGTTAATGTCGTCTTCATCGTTTATTAATATTGCATCCTCAGAGTCTAAACGTAAACGGACTTTATCGCCGCCTCTAGCTTTCCACACGATAGCAATGTGATTATTGACAATATTTCTTTGCACGGCGTCGTATCTTTCGCCTTGATATTCGCCGTCAGTAAAGTCCAAATCAACATGATAACCATTAGAAAGCTCAGCCTTGCCCGCTCTAATAGCGTCGATGGCCGAACGATGCGTAATAATTAAGTCCGTGGAAAGAAACTTTTCGGCGCCGTCTTCTTTCTTCTCAACTCCGCCAACCGGAAAGCCAACCATTAGGTCTTTTGCGTTGTCCGGGTTAACCATCTCCGTTGGATGGCCGTTAGTAACCGCGGCCGTGGCCAATGACTCGATACTTGTCTTGGAGAAAACTTCAGACTCGGGGCGGTACTCTTTAAGAATCTTGCCGTCGTCCATTCTATATTTTTGAATCCCAGTCCTAGCGGTATAGGCGGGAATTTTTAAAAAACCCTGCGCAGTTTCTTGGACGTTTTTTCCAAGAACTAGCGCCACGCTGTCGAACCTGTTAGATTTTAAAAGTTTGCTCATGAATATATTTTTAACCTTTTTGTCAAAATATGCAATTAATTAATTAAGAGGTCCGAAATAACGGGTTCAGCATAACAGCGACATTGGATTTCGTCGCCCGGATGAATGCCGCCCGGCCCGCCTTTTTCCCATGTCATAGTGACACCTTCAAGGGCGGCGTGCTTGTCTCTAACTCGATTATCTCCAACCGTGCGCCAAATATAGCGTTTTACTCCGGCATTAATTTGACGTAGCTCTGTCAATTTCCCGTTAAGCTTATTTATTTGGTCGCGGCCGATTAGGTTGGCCCGATTTTTAGCGTTCTTAAAATTTGAAACCTTTCCTAACTCATCTTTGCCGGCGCCCAATATTTGCTTAGCTATTTCTTCGTGACGCAATCCCCGGCGCATACCTTCGAAAACTGTATTCTCGACTTGGTTAATGAAAACCGAATTGTTCGACTTAATTAGGTTTGCGTTAGCTATGGAGAATAATTTTAATGCCGGAGCAAGCCAAGGGTCGCCCTGAAAAAGTTCAATGCCTAGCGCTTGTTTCATAACTAGAGTAATTTGCGTTTTGTTCCAGGCCGAAACTTCTAGGGCCGTGGCCTGGGTCATTTGGGCAATCTCGTAATCGGTTATTTCTGAAGCTATACCTATACGAGTAGCAGTAAAAAGGTCGGCCACTTTGTCCGATATGTCGTCGAATCTATAACCGTCCAAAGTTGGACGCATTGCCTCGGCCTCGGACATGATAACAGCAAGAGAAGAAACGATTTCTTTTCTCACTATTTCTTTAACGCGATTTAAGAGCCCTCTAATTCGCTTTTGGTAATCTCTCTCGATACCAAGCGGAGCGGAGAGTTTACTTAGCTTCTTTGGCATCTTTGTCTAGTTCCTTAAGGCTCTTTTCGGCTTCCTCTTTAGGTATTAAGTCAGTCTCTTTTTGCTCTTCGCGCGCGTCCATGTCGATATTTGTTTCCATGGAATACTCGTCGCCGCCAAAACGAGATTCTGCAATCTCTGTCGAGCTTAGGGCGCCAATGTTAAAATAAATGTTATCGGCATCGGCCACTAGCTTACGAACTTCGGCAACTTGTTTTTCTGTCGGCTCGTTAAGTTTGTTCCAAGAGTAAGACCAAGACTTTAACAGCTTGCCCGAAGTTGGGCCCTGCTTAGCGGACTGTACAATTTCGCCATAACGGTCAAACGCTGGCGTCATACTCTTATCCTGCTCGCCGGCCACTAGGTCGTTAAGCGTATTTTGTTCAGACTCGCCGCCCGCTCCTAATGTCCCGGTTGAGCCGTCACCAAATAAAACCGTATGAGGAAGCCCGGTCGCCAACTGAAGACGCTTATCAACCTTGTCAAGCATCTTGTCGACGTTTTGGAATTGGCGTTGCAACTTCTCGAATTGCTCGGACTCGGCGTCGATAACAACGGCGGACATAATCGACTTAGATAATTGCATTAATCTTAAACGAGACGTAATTAAATCATCGTCGTCGCTAGCGCAAATGTCGGCCAAGTCTCTTAGCTTTAAAATATCAATATCGAAATCTTGGAGCGCGTGGAAAATCGAGTTATAGGCCGAATCATAATCTTTTGCTATGTCGTGAATTACGGACAAATAAGAATCGTTCCAATAGTCGTTATTTTTAAAACCTTGCTCACTTAATGGCGAACCCTCAAAGCGTAATAGTCTAGAATGGTGAATTTCTGGCATATCTACGTCAGTTCGACCGGAAATGACATATCTTAGAGGTAAACCAAAATTAGGGCTATCAATATCTTGGTCAAGTTCAGACCTCTGAAGCTCCCAACGATGCAACACGGTTAGCGAATTAACTCTTGAAATTCTATTTAAGTTAATAGGCTCCGAGGGTTTCATACCATCGTTAACAGAAATATAAATTGCGGAACCGCCGTAAAGTTTGGCCCATGCCATTGGTTTGGCGAATTTCCCTTTAACTCTTAAACGGTCGTCCTCGTCTACCAGTTTATTGACAACGTCAATTCCGCCTTCGTCTTTATCAACCTTATGCTTTAGCCATTTTTTAGTGGCCAGCTCGGGGATTTTATTAACGACAATTTTGGCAATGTCCGAGGTATCGTGAAAAGCTTCAAGCTCGCCGCGGCCCATGGGTTTATATTTGTACTTTGATGCCGTTCTTTTGTCTTTCCCTTGAATGCCTAAGCCGGTAAGCATGTTTTCGAGGCCATCCATGTTGGCTATTCCGGTCTTAATTTTAGAAGCCAGTTTTAAAGTGTTATTGATAGCGTTCACTTTTTGCCCCCGTCATTTTTAATTAATATATATCCATTGTCGCATTTAACATTGGGACAATCAAACACGTCGCCGTTAGGGCGCTCTTTTACTGCCATTCCGTGACAAATATGGCAGACAAGTCTAGTCGGGGCTTTAGTTTCTTTAACCTCAACTTGCCTATCTCCGTAAGTTTCTACTCTCATCTTGTTAGCTTCCTTAAATAATCGCCAAAGCTCGTAAATCGTCTACAAAAGTTAGCAAGGGCCAATGAATCCGATTCATCCGGCGACGGCTTCCCGGTTCGCTTTTTGTAATCAGACTTAGACTCGATAATCATTTTACCAGACGAGTTAAATTTGTATTTAATTGTTGGCAATTGCTGATTATAAGTCGAGTCCTTTCTTAATCTCAAATCATTTTTTAAAGCTTGACTCAGGTCGTTATACATTAGCGCCTTAATATTAAGATAAGTTTTTTGCTCGGTTTGTTCCTTCTTGGTCGCCGATTTGTTCTTTTGGATATTCTTGACGCTCATGCCGTTATGCATTTCCAAGAACCTAATCTTTTTCGGAATTATAGGGCGGCCCGTTTCGTCTTTTTCGTTATTCTTTTGAATCTCAACCAACCGGTCATAAACGCCGGAACCTAAACCAGTGGCGTCAATTGCAACAATGACTTGCTCGCCTTCCCAGTCGTCCATAATAAAGCGGACCGCGTCGCCGGCCGTCTCCATTAAGTCCTTCTTGGCCGTCTTCTTGGTTCGAGTGTGAACAATCTTAGCGGAATAGGCGGGCTTGTCCTTGTCGACGATAGCGCCTTTCTTTTCCTCGGCCTCAACCAATTCAGTGAAAACGCTTTTGTCGTCACCAAATCGAGCAACGTCAATTCCTATGTACCTAACGCCTTTTTCTTTCGCGTGGTTTCTTCTATTTTGGGCCGCCTCTACTGTTTTGGCCTGAATTAAAACGCTCTCGTCTAGGTCCGGGAATATGCCCAAGACTTTAGACTGAAAACGAGCATCGTCAACGCCCCATTCTAGCGCTTTCTCCATAACCCATTGGCACGAAATTAAGTGAGTAACGGGCTTTAGGTAATTCTTAATGCGGTCAAGTTGCGGCCCCTCGTCCATGCTCTGAAGAATTTCCATTTCTGCTTTAAGCGAATCTAGGTCGGTTATTCCGTTAGCAATTAGGTTAGGAGAGTCGAAGCAACTTAGGTTTATTTTTTTCCATGATGGCAATGAAAACAGTTCGAAGAAATTACAGTTCTTAGTCGTAGGGTTAGCGATGCAAACGAATTTAACAATCTTACCAGACGTTAAAAGACCCTCTACCTGAGTCCATACGTCGGGCGGAACGCCAACCGCTTCGTCGAATACAATTAGAATATAATCGCCGTGCCAACCCTGAAAGGTAGAGCCTTTTTGTTCGCCCGATTCATCGCCCCCGGCGGTCTTGGCCGGAGAGAATCCCATGGCGTACCAATCCGAATCTATTTCCAATTTTTTAGACGTTAGGTGTCCGCCTAGATT